CCCCGGAATCCTGCTGCACCATCCACCAGATAATCCACCGAGATCGATGTACCATTTAAGAGCGCAGCCTGAAGAGCACCTTGCCCCAAGGCATCATCCTTTTCATAGAATCCACTCAAGCTCATGGCAAAATCCTTGAGTCCTGAGATTCGTTCTTTCCACCCAGCACTTTCAAAGGTGGTTACCTCAATCGTTTCTCCATTCAAGTTGAAACTTGCATCGTTCAATCCCTTAATCGGATTGGCTCCCGTTTTGATTCTCAAATTCTTTGCAGCTAAACTCATTGTTCCACCTCCTGTTCAAACCTAATAATTGCCTCACACTTCTTGCAGCGAAAGGTCCGTTCTTCATCACCAAAGGTAGTCAGCTCCACCAGATCATCGTGGGGGCAACTGACTGCAAGCGGTTCTCTTTTTTTTCGTTTCATCCACGAAAATAGCTTCATCCTAATCCTCCCCGGCAACCCGGCATCTCAAATCTAGTTGAAATGTCTGGTCCTTCTCGTCTTCAGAAAACAATTCATCTTCCACTTCTAAATTAAAGAAACCAAGTGCCGGCACAGAAACCGTCTCGAGGATCCGCTCGATCTCCGCTTCAATCTCCATCAACTCAAGCTTCCCATCATATTTACTGAAAACCTGAAACGCAATGCTCCCTTCCTTGCCCCTGGTACCAAAAGTATTTCTAGGAGTGAATTGCAAATCTCCGATCACAAGAAAGGGGAATTCTTGTTCTTCCTCACCCGGAAGATAATCCGTTATGGATTTCACCTTCCCGATCAGTGTTTCATCATTACTCAAGGCTTGGAAAATCGCTCCTTGAATCTCCTTGATCATCTCACTTCACTCCCTTTTTTAGCATGGCGGCAAGCTTGGCCAAGAGTTCTGGCTTCTGGATATTGTAGGCCGGAAAGAGAAAAGGCTTTGCTGGATTTCGCTTGGTACCAAGTTCCCAAAACCGAGCATAGAAAATTCGTTTCGGTACATACACCCGATAGGAATAATCACCAGCCTTCCTGGTTCGGATATTCTTTGAAAGCTCTCCGGTATTCACAAGCCCTTTAGCAAGAACATTGGTTTTCGCATTCTTCCGGATCGTCTGTGCCGCTTTCTTCAACTCTTTTTGCGCATCTGCTTGCTTTTGTTTCTCCAGCTGCTTGAAGTTGAAAACCGCCTTTTCCACGCCTTCAATCTTCACATGAATTTGATCGCGCATCCTACACTTCCTCGCATTCCAATTTCATTTCCCTTCGCCGCCCACTCGGATCCGAAGTATCTGTAATTTCATAGGTCCTTCCATCGTGAAGAATGAACTGTCCTGCAGCTACATCTTTCCTATGACGAATGGTGATGGTTCTCTTCTCCGCTTCCTTTTTCACATTCGCCCAAAGAGTCAACCGCGCTTCGTAAGAATTTGTGGATCCACCCACGCCATCAGAACTGCGTACAAGATCCATAATTACAATACGCTCATTTAATGCGCCTGCTCTCATACATTCACCACCCGATCTGCTGCCAGTAATGCCTTCACACCAAATGGAATCTCAAAAAGATTCACAGGAGACAAGTTCTCTCGATTCTCATAGAATTGGCCAATAACGAGAAGCAATGCTTGAGCATATGACTCCGGGATTTTCTCATATCCCGATTCAAAGGTGATTTGAAAGCCTGATGGCTCGATCTCAAATCCTGCATACTTCCATGGATCCTTCATAATCATCCGGCCACAAAAAGAAGCCGTATCCACATAATAATCAGCAGAAGGAATCGTAAGCTCTGTACCATCTTGAAGTTTCAACTTCACATCCATTACTGCTGCCAAAGGAGGAAATGGCAATTTCACAAATGAAGGAATGTGGTCAGAAAAGTTTCGATAGGTCTTTTTTGAATACACTCGCCCTTGGTACTGCTCGCAGATCCCTTCTGCTGCTCTGATAAACTGAGTCAATAAAACATCTTCAGACAAATCCTCCACTTCCAATCGAAGATGCTGTTTTACTAAAGCAAGTTCCACCGGCAAAGTAACAGCCGGTGTAATCAACTTGGTAGACACTATTCATCACCCTCTTGATCATCTGCATCACCCGCAGCCTTCTCTTCTTGTTCCTGCAGGTAATCAGCCAAAGCTTTTTCAGCCTTGTCTTTCCCCTTGATCCGCTCACCATTGGGTAGCTCAAAGTAACCACCGCCCACATGATTGAGTAAGGAATCCGGATCATCTTCATGATCTTCTTGAATTTCCTTCTCTTGAGGCTCAAGAGAGACAGCTGCACCCACCGCAACCAACGACTCTGCAAATTCAGTCTCGAGATCATACTCTCGATTGTTTAAAAAGACACCCGCGCTAGACGCGGATGTCTTCTTCATCTTCACTCTCATCAACTTCCTCCTATCCCAGCTTAATGCGGGCAAAGGCTTCTTCCATCACCGGCTGGCCATCGGTTTCTTTACGACCAATGAAGCCAACTTGATTTGTCTCCGCATAAAGCTCGACAAGACGCTGGATCTTCATATCCAATGCATCTGCAATCCAGTAATGACTGAAATCGCCCAAAAGACCAACATATTGAGCAGTGGTGAAGGTATTCGGTGCAAATTCTGAAGTGTGATACGGCATGTTCAAAATCTTATCCGCTTCAGGCAGATTTGGATTCAAGACGTACTGACCATTTCCATCCTTCAACTGCATGATCTGAAGAACTGCATCCCGGTGGAACATCCAGCGCGCTTTTCGGCGGTACCCTTCTTTCAGTGAAAGCTTGGTCGCCAATAGGCCATCATAGGTGATCGACTCAGCAGTATTACCTGCAGCAATGTCACGACCTGTTGAAATACCATTTGCACTTGGCGTGAATACACCCAACGGCTTGCCGTTTCCATCTCCAGTTAAGAAAGCTTTCTCTTCAGCTACTGCGAATTTGTACATCAAACGTTCCCGAATGATATCTTCAACCGGCAATGCTGCCATCCGAATCAAGGTGTTTGAAGCTTTGATGCGCTTTGCCAAAGCCTGTGGCTTCAACTCTCGCTTACCAAACTCTAAAGAACCCTCATTACCGGTTCCAAGTTCAGTTGTCCAGTCTGCATCTGCGATATCCGTATCAAGCGTTGGAATTCCCATGCTCATCGCAGTTGTAAGTTCAAACACTGTTGCGAATTGACGCATCCACACAGCATCTTTCAATCCTGTCAAAAGCTTTCGCATAAACTCTTGTGGGGCTGTGATGTTACCCCCATTGATTGCAACACTTGCTTGAAGTGCTCGAGACTCTTCAGTCGTAAAAGCAGCCGTTCGTCCATCCACTAAGAACTTACCAAAGGCCGAACGATACTCAGGTGTATTCGTTGGGTGAAGTTGACCATCGCGAGCGCCTAAATCAATCTGACCCGCTTGTGGGTTGCCACTGCCTTCAATGGATTGCTCCAATGCTGACAGTTGGTCATTTCGCTCTTCATCAGCAATCTGATCATCAAACTTTCGCACATCATCCATGTGCTTGCCCCAGATCACCTTCTCATCAGCATTCATGCTTCGCTTTTCTTTTCCAGTCTTGTCAACCAAAGTACGGGCTTGGCCAATTAGGTTCGCACGTTGTTGCCGTAATTCTCTTACTCTTTCATTCATCTATTTTCCCTCCATCTCTAAAAGATCCAATTCCAATTTCATCAACTCAAGCTCTACAGCACTTTCGCTCACGCTTGCTCGTGAATCAAAAACATCTTGTGCCGATCTTGCTGATGCAACACTCTGCGGATATGCCGGAATGGTCACCGGGCAAACCTCGAATAGATCAGCTTCAAGAACCGTTCGCACAGCCATATCCGGATCCGTTTCATCCCACTCTTCCTTTGTTGCATGAAAGATAAATGAACTTCCCCGCACATCCCCACGCTCAATCGTTTCGATATGTCTCTCTGCCCAAGAAGGTGGATCGATTTCATACCGAAGACCAATCTCATCCTCAAGTACCGACAAAGTACCAGGCGTTCTTCCTAGCACTTCTTCCATCCGATGTTGCCATGTAGCAACAACTTCCTGATTCGCCAAAGACTTCTGAAAAGCACCCTTTCGAAACTGTTCTTGAAACAATCCCCAAATCGGTTTTGATCGCTGATTCCACTTCACAGCGTATCCAACAATCTTTTTCATCTTGCCTTCTTCTTCAGCTGCACGAAGTTCAACACTTGGTAAAAACACATTACTTCTTTGTTCTCGTTCTTTGCTATTCACTCTTCTCACCCCCCTGAAGAATTTCCTTTACCGGTCTCATGTTTCCATTGATGAAGTATTCATCCAATCCATCTTTCAGCTCCATGTTTTCAAGCTTCCTCACATCGTTTCCACTCATCCAACCATCGTTGATCGCAAAATGATATCCTTTGTACCGCGTATTAATATCCCCTCGAAGGAGGCCATCCACGTTGTATTCGATTGAATACCGCTTTCTCTCAATCGAAGTTAAAAGAGATCGAACCATCGACTGCTCCCATCGAACCAACCAAGGTCGAATCGTATGCTTCACAAAGGAAATGTCCTGATGCTCAATGTTTGAGAAAGTCGCTTTGTCCAAAACGCCAATCAAGTGCTGCGGTACCCGGTAGATCCTTGCGATTTCTTCCAGTTGGAACTTGCGAGTCTCAAGAAATTGCGCATCCTTCTGAGGGATCCCAATTTGCTTATAGGTTAAGCCCTCTTCTAGAATCGCAATCCGATGTGAGTTCTCAAGTCCTTGATGCATTTCATTCCATGATTCTTTTAGGTTGCTCTGCGCATCCTTTCCTAAAACCTTTGGATGCTCAAGCACACCTCCTGGGGTTGCATTGTTCCCAAAGAATCGGGATCCGAACTCTTCAGCTGAAAGCCCCAGGCCAATTGCTTCCCTGGCTAACCCAATTGGAGAAATTCCTTGAACCCCATCGAGTGTCAGTCCTACCAAATGAAGAACATTTTCAGCAGGCAGTATCACCTGTTTCCCATTGGGAAGTGAGACCCGGTAACGAAGCTTCCTGGTTCCTTGCTCCCGTTCCAAAGTCGTTGTAGCCGGATTTAATGGCCACAAAGCTTTTGGATATCCATCATTTCCCCACTGAATCTCCGCATAGGCATTCCCCCATAAAAGCAGGTGCGCCTGCATCATCGATCGAAAGGATGTTGAAGTCATCTCAGGATTTGGCTGATCATGCAACAATCCATACAATGGATGATCTCTGGCCTTGGTGCGAGTGTCTTGATTCTTCTCATAGAGAAACAACGGCAAAGATGCGATTGTATCACTGATCACATTTACACAGGCAAGCACCCCCGAA